TCACGGGTATAATATTTCCAGAGCTCATACTCTTCCTTATTACATATGAATGCTATGTCGTCGCCATTCACCTTCATCTGAGTCGTCTTATTGAACGGACGATCCAGAGCGGCGAGTGACGCGGCAGCATTCACAATGCATAAGATAGGGAAGGATATGGGTGAACCCATGAGCTGGCCCCACTGCTGGTTGCAGTAGGTCTTGTCGGAGTGATAATGCTCATAATTCGCATCATCACCGGTCTCCTCATAAAAGAGACTATGTCCGGTAAGGGCTTTTAGCCCTAACCGACCATATAGTGTCTCTTTCAGAGGACGACCACAAGGACCTCGCACTACCTCGCAGATCTGCTCCCACGCGTATTCACTTAGACGCGGGTCAAGGTTGTCAGTGGCACCTTTATAGTCGCCACTAACATAGAACTGACCAGGGAGCAGGTCACCTCGTTTGCCAAAACATAACGCCCAGGACTTATCGTCAATGGGGTGTGCGGCATATTCAAAAACGGGGTGATGGGATAATGTCCGATGCAGGAACTTCTGTAGCTCAATGCACCTGTAGTATTCGGCCGGCTCGCCCTTGGTTATGATACGAACTTTCAACGGTTCGCATAATGCCACGGGCTCGGCGCGGATGGGATGGTCAATCTGATCTACCCACCAGCGGTCAACCGTATCTTGAAACTCGCGAACTAGATCATCACAGTTCACGAGATAGAGAGGTACGGCATTACGCTGGTTAGTGTAGCAGATGAAGTCCGGTATCGCAAGACACCGGTTGACTTCCCTCGAATCCCTACAGGTGAAGCAAAGGGAGGTGTTCCCCCAGCGACTGTGAGTCTTTACGTCCTCGGACATAAAGCATGTCGCTAGAGCACCTACTGCCCCTCCTTTACCAATCGAGCCGTGTACATCACAACAGGCTCGAAGGCTAGGAATGGGGTCCTTATGCTTCATACAGGTATTTCCAAAGACTGCTTGGACAATTTCGCGGATCTTATCTTTGGTCTTGTCGCGGACCATTTTAACACAATGGTCTGATCTATAGCGACATAACGTATCGCGATGGACGCGGAGGGCCTTCGCTACTGATACTGGCCTTGCCGGGGGACATCCTAATTTTGACATTAGGATGTCATAAGCAACCCGGCGAGACTGCCAGCTACCAGAAGCGGAGCGAGCCATAACCTGACTTATTGCACGACCTACCTTTTTACGGCAGGGTCGTCCAGGTTTCTCACTCGCATCTAGAGGACCCGGAGGGACGGGGACCTCTTCTTGACACTGGGCGAACGCGAAGACGTATGAGGTGTGGTACTTCAACCAGGCGGTTGCAGTACCCTCCTCCCAGCGCTTCGCATAAAGCTCCTTAAACTCCTTCTCCCCTGAAATCTCAGGATCGAGGGAGTCCCAGTGCGGAAGGTCACGGAGTCGGACGAGACCGTGAATAATAGCCTTCCAAGCCATGTTGACCCAGTCAGAACATGACAATTCGTCCTGGTGGGACGTAGAGCCCGCCCGGCCTTTATGGCCACGTGAACGTGCT